GTGGTTGAGAGCGCTCCGCGTAAGCCCGGTCGCCCTAAGAAGGTTGAGTTCAACGACTCGGAAGAAAGCTAACTAACTAGGAGGATAACGAGAGGCGATGGCAACTTTTCTAGAACTTGTCAACAAAACAATTAGATCGGCTGGTGTGGAGTTGGACGAGTTGCTTGTGGGTGACTTCGCCTCTCCCTCCGACCCACTTCAAGCTAAGTTCAAAGAGTGGGTAGCCGATGCTTGGTTCGAGGAACAACTGTCCCGAAAGGACTGGGAGTTCACTCAAAAGCTAGGCCAGACTGACATCAACCCGCGTGTGTTGATTGTCGATGGAGATCACCCCCACACCACTATCGTGGGGGCTACTTTCGAGGGAGACACTTCCGGCTTTGAGTTGACTGTCAAAGCAGTTGACATTCTTTCCGGTAGTTTCAACGCTGGTAACGCTCAGGCCATTCTTGACCTTGAGCCCCTCACCTCTAACAACTTCATCCCCGGTGAACTGTTCGATGAAGTTGACCCCGACCCTTTGAATGTGAATGTGTTCAAGGTGCGATGGGAAGCGTATTACGACTTGGTCACGGATACGACAGGCAGCTACGAAGTCAGCAAGTCTTCGTTCTACATCGTTGACCCTGAGACTGGAGCGGATCGTAACCGTCTCAAGTGGATTTCGTTCGAGGAATACCAGAACATAGCAAACCAAGGCACGGGGTACTTCGGAACTCCGACGTACATTGCCGAGACACCTGACGGTCACTACACGTTCTTCCCTCGCCCCAACAAGCGTTACCGCTTGACCTTTACGTACACAACTATCCCCCAGACGCTTGTAGACGATGACGATGAACCGGCATGTCCGGTGGAATATCACGACGTTATCGTGTATCGAGCCTTGATGAACTACGCAGACTACGACGAGAAACCTCAAGTGTTCGCTCGTGCCGAGCGTAGGTACAGCTTGTACAAGAACCGTCTTAACGTCAACAAACTACCTGAACTGAAGTGGGGTGCTAACCGATATGAGGAGTGTCAATTCTAAAGTGAACCCTCCGGTAGAACTGGAGAACGACGGGATCACCCTTAACTCCGGTCTTGATCTGGTGTCCTCCAACTTGATGGTGGACAAGGGTGCCCTTCGGGATTGTGAGAACTTTGAGGTTGTGGATCGACTCGGCTATCAGACGGTAGCCGGGTTTGATCGGTTTGATGGATCGCTCTCCCCGGATCAGGTGGAGTTTTGGGTGATGATCTACGAGAACGACACCCTTGGCCCTCCTGACGGCCCTCGTAGAATCTTCAACGCACCCAACCAGATACTCGGTGTTGCTATCCAGTCAGGTACTGACAACAGTGACCCGCTGAACCCAATCACCTACGTTGTATACGGAAGAACTGAAGCAGAGCTTGAACCTAGTCCCGGTGACACGGTTACTTGGGACATTAGCCCAATCACTACCGGAACTGCTGAAGTGATTGCAGTCGAGAAGTACAAAGAGTCTACGGTTCCCGCGCTTGCTTACGCAGATGCCTCGGTTCTGTACACCCGATATCAAACGCTGAACGCAGCCCTTCGTTCGCGAATCGACGCTTTGCCTTCTCAGCCCATCGGGACTCATTGGTATCGGGATCGGTTGTACGTTGTGGCTGATGAGGTGGTTGCCGGGCTCACATACCTTGGGCTGGATAAAGTATCCCCTAACGACATCATTGGTTCTGCTCCGTTTGGTACTTATGAGGCTGTCTACCGGGTTCTGTCGGTGGATGAAGCTGTTGACGCGCTGCTGCTTGAGCCGCTAGAGTTCTACAACGGAGCAGCTACGATAAAGTCTCCCAGCGTACCCGCAGTCGGAGACACCTTCTCTGTTCTGGAGGAAGTGCCAAGTGTATTGACCCCCGCGCCTACCGTTATTCTGACGGATGTTGCGGAGTTTGCAGCCACTCAAGAACAAGCGTGGTACGCTGGGCTGTGGCGGTCTAAGCCTGAACCCACTGCTGGCTGGGAATACATCGAAACCGGCTGGAAACTCTCCTACGAAAACGGCTTCTCTTTTTCTAACGAACTCCGAGAAGTCGAGCGCAGTGCCGACAACAACTTTGTGTTCGGCACAGATGACAAGGAAGGACTGAGTGCCGAGTGGTACAACGGCACTGACCTTGCTCCCGAGAACACGCAAATTACTCCCAACGAACCGGGCTGGAAGAATGTTGCTGGGTTCGCTGTTGACGACTCTGAGCTGCAAACTGATGACGGCGACTACCTGATCGGTGACATTGACTTCGGTATCCAAGTCACCGATGGTTTGACTACTCGTATCGCTAACGCGATTGTAGGTACTCAGCCAGCCTCTGTGAGCCAACGGCTTGCCTCGGTCCCTACCATCCCATTGCCTGCTAGTGGAAGCGCCTTAGCGGGCTTCTCATCGGCTCGTAGCCCTATGATGTTCCTTGGGCTTGGTCCAATCTTCGATCAAATCCCCCGAGATGCTCAGGTGTCTGGGTTCGAGATCGAGGCCAAGATCAAGGTTGGGTTTGGTTGTCGGGGTTTGATGCCGATTGCCACCTATGCCACGATTGCAGATGCTGAAACAGCACTGATTAATCAGATTAACAACCTGTTCCTTTGCTCTACCCAGTTCGGCCAATACGATTCGGAGACGGGGAAGTTCACTACCAAGGGTCAAAAGCGTTCAAGCACCCTTGTTCTTCCTTCTGTCCGTTCGTCTTACACGTCCACCACTAGCACAGGCGTCACTGACCACGATGTTCAGTTGACCTATACTGATGCGGCTGATGTCACTTTGACTATTGGTTCTTCTTCCGATCAGTTTGGTCTGCTTGATTTTGATCGGGAGGACTTCGACAACCAGTTCTTCGGGATGGTGTTGTACGGAGAGAACGCAGCCAACCCAACTCCGGGTGTTGATACAAGCGCTACCTCTGCCGACCCCTTTGGTCTTGTGGGTGCTACTCGCTTGAGCTTCGATTCCCTTGTGATCCGTGTCCACTACGACGAGCCTTCGGCTCGCTACTACGTCAAGGAGGGCTCGAAGGTTCTGACCTTCGACTTGGTAAAGAACACAGTGACTTCGGGCCAACTTCGCGACGGTACGGCCAAAGGTGATCTTCAAGTAGTCAACATTCAGTCGGTAACGACTGGCTCTGACTTCAAGACGGTGATCCGAGGTGGGGATGAAATCTACCTCGACAGTGCGTTGCTCCGTAAGGTCGGTGATGTAGTGGGCTCAACCGGCACCGTGGCGATGGAACTCAACGGCCTACCGGCCCTAAAGGACATCATCGCGGAAGGTTCTCGCTACCAGTTCATCACAGCCAACTTCTTCGCTCGCGAGGACTGGGATGGGTTCTACGGTGTAAGTGGTGCGGGGAAAGCCTTCTCGTTCGCCGCATTCGACGCGGACAATGACAACGACGAAGAGCAGTACCTACAGTTTATCTACACCAATACCATCGTACCCGACGAGGATAAACCACGCCACGTAGAGTTCCACCAGTACCACCTAGCCCTCGGCTACAAGGACGGCACTGTGCGCTTCTCTGTGCCCGGTGAACCCGAGAACTTTGATGGACTAGCGGGTGCTGCTGAAGTGGGCGTAGGTGACCGCGTAACCGGCTTGCTGGCGATGCGTGGCAAAGCCCTCGGTGTGTTCTGTGAGAACTCGATCTATACCATCCTCGGAGATAGTGCCGATACGTTCAACGTAGAGACGCTGGCACCCAAGACCGGAGCGATTGAGTACACGGTTGTGGACATGGGTATTCCGTTGTACTGTGATAACCGTGGTATCTCAACTCTGGAACAAAGCCAGAAGTACGGCAACTTCGTGGGTATTCGTATCAGCCAGAAAGTGAGCCCTTGGATTCTTCCTCGGATGACTCGTTCGGATAACCTGTTCTCGTTGAACCAAGGTGCGGGGGTTGTGTGTGCTGTTCCCGTACGAGCCAAGAACCAATACCGAATCTTCTTCCGAGACGGTAAAGTGTTGATCTTGACTATGAACGGTGATGGCAGCTTGGCATTCACCTACGCCTTGTACTACCTCAACGAAGACAAGGACGAGTTCCTTGTGCCGATTGCTCACTCCTCGCAAGT